GGGCGCCCGCAGATCTTCGGCGTGGATGACGCGGGCGGGCGCAGGCGCCGCAGGAACGGGTTCGGGTGGAGCCACCGGGACCGGAGCCGCCGGGGGCTGGGGATTGTCTGCCATCGTTATTTCCTCCTTCACTGAAACGGTCGTAGCGCGTGGCGTGGACTCAGCCGCCAGACGCGCTACCAGCGGCTCGAAAGTTCCGATCTCGTCGGCCATGCCCGCCGCGACGGCGTCTCTGGCGATGAGCATCTTGCCCTGCCCGAAGCGGGCCTCAACGGTTTCCGTTGAGACGCCGCGAAACGCGGCCATGCGACCGATGAAGATCTCCGCGAGAGCGTCGACTCGCGCCAGGATCTGCGACCGGCCCTCGTCCGTCGCTGGATCGGGCCGCTTGTACGGAGACTTGCTCGACACGATCTCGTAGTTCTTGACTCCCTGCCGCTCCTGCGCGGCGCGATTGTCGCGGATCGACGCCACCACGCCCAGAGAGCCAAGCTCACTCGACTCCGACGCGACCACATGCGGCGCCGCCAGAGCCAGCCAGAGGCCACCGGACGCGGCCATGTTGTCCACGTATGCGGTCACCGGCTTCACCTTGCTCCCGGCGCGGATCTGGTCCGCGAATTCCTGAATGCCCGCGATCTCGCCGCCGGGAGAGTCCACCTCGAGCAGGATGCTCTTGACTTGCGGGTTCTCCAGCGCGGCCTGGAAGCTGTTCGCCAGCACCTGGACGCTGGTCGCGCCGCTCACTTCGGTGACGAGGTTCGCGTAGCGGAAGAGCGGCCCGGTGACGCCCAGGATCGCGACGTTGTTGCGGATCTCGACTCCATTGCCTGCATTGTCGAGCGGTCGGCCCAGCTTCGCCGCGACGGCCTCAAGATCCACCGTCCCGGCCTGCTCGACGCGGGCGATGAGGTTCTCCATGTCTTCGGCCTTCATCACCCACGGACGGTTGTGGAGCTCGCCCAGAATGCGGAGCAACGCGGAGCGCGGCATTATGCGTCCTCCTCCTCTTTGCTCTCGTCGTCTTCGTCGTCGTCCACGTCGTCGGACTCCTCGTCGGGCGTCTCCTCCTCTTCCTCGTCGTCCTCTTCCTCTTCCTCGTCGGGCTTCTCCTGCGGCGGCGTTCCGGCCATCGGCGCGGGCATGAGATTCAACTGGCGCATCCGCTCCAGTTCCAAGGCCCGCTGATCGAGAACCTCAACCCAGTCGAGGCCCTGTTCGGCGCATTCCATCTCAAGCGTCGAGATCATGTTGGTCATCCTTATCTGCGCGGCGTTCGCCTCTTTGACGGCGTCGGTGTAGCCGCGTCCCGGCCCCAGCCATTTGCACTTGAGATAGAGCGGCATCAACTCGTAGAAGTCGGGGGCTTCGATCAGGCCAGCGTTGACGACCTCCTCCAGCCAGAGCTTGTAGACCGGCGAGGCCCAATACGTTCCCAGCCACTGGCGCCGCGCCAGGAAGAATCGCCACGCCTCATTCAACGCGGCGCGCGCCGACGAATAGTTGGTTTTCGAGAAATCCTTGTAGACCAACTCATACGGCAGGCCCAGCGCGGCGCCGATCTGTCGCGAGATCGACTCGACAAACGCCGGGTATGTGTTCGGTGGCCGGTTCGGCGTGTACGGCGTGAGCTTGTCGCCGGGATACAAGGGGATAAAAGTGCCCCCTTCCATCTGCGGTCGGTACTCGCCTTTCGAGGCCAAATAGGCGTTCGGATCGCCGCCCATCAACTCCGCGATGCCCGCAGGGTCCATCGGCGTCTCGATCACGCCCGCGACCAGCGAGTTCACGATGGCCGACTGTAGCTCCGTCCGCTGGTAACTATCCAACATGCGGAACTGCTCGATGATCGGCGTGAGCACCGGCTTCCCGCGCGACTGATCCACGCGATCCTTCGAGAAGATATGCAGCACCCGCTTGCGGCCCCAGTCGGTTTCCGCCGGGATGCGCTCCCACTCGACAATTCCGCGATTCGCGAACAGACCTCCAGCGGTGAGCGTCAGATACCAGATCTCCAGACCGCTCCAGGTCGGGTTCTTCAGGACGTGGTACGCGAGAGGCTTGCCGTAGTCATCGAACTCGATGCCGCCGCGCAGGTTCAGGGTGCTCTGCTCGAAATTGGGGTTGCACAAGCGGTCGGTGTCGACCAGTTGCACGCACGTCTTGAACGGCGTGTCCGGTCGATCTAACCAGAGCGGCAACGCGAGGGCCTCGCCGTTCTGGAGCGAGGACCGGAACACCAACTGCGTCATCTGCGCGAACGTCATCTGACCGGCGGCGTCACACGCCATTGTGTTCGCCCACGTCGCCCAGAGGCTCTCGACGCCTCGCGCCCACTCTTCCGCCCACTGGATGTCCCGCCCCAGAGCGCGGTAATCCGGCATCGCGGCGAGGCGCAGGCCCGTGCCGACCGTGTTATCGGTGAGCGTCTGGAACGTCCCGCTGGCGATGCCGTTGTTGCGGTCGAGGTCCCGGCTCCGCGCGATCAGCAGATCCTGCTCTGGCAGAAGCTCCACGTCGGCGGGCGCCCGCTCCGGTTGCCAGTTGGTCAGTTGCTTCCGGGTACGGCTGGCCCCGGCGTATGCGGTGTCGCGGTAGCGGGCTAGCTGGGCGCCGAAGCGAATCCCCGGCGCGGAAGGAGGATTCGTCCAGCGTCCCAGGAGCCGCGCCAGTAGACCATGCCTTGGAGCTACTGGCGCGGCGGTCGTCGCGACGGCCCGACGAGGTTCGCGACGATTCTGCAAGGTCGGTGTCATGGGCACGCCTCGATGCTGATCGGCCTGCGGCGCATCGTGACCGCAGAGGTCGGATCGATTTGGCCCTTCAACCAGTCAATGAACCGCTGGAGGTCCGCGATGTTCGTCTGGTTATAAACGACGCGCCCAAGCTGGGGCGTCTCGATGGCGACGACGGCCTGACCGGCGGCATAGCGGGCCATCTGCGCCGACGCCTGCAAGAGCAGTTCCGCGTAGGGATTGATCGGCGTGACCGGCGTGACCGGCGCGACCGGCGCCGCCTCAACCGTAGCGGCGGCTTGCCCTGAGACGCCGTTGGAGGTGGCCGTAATGGTCGCGGCCCCGGCGGATATGCCGGTGACGAGTCCTTGGGAATCGACCGACGCGACCAGCGGATCGGATGACGCCCATACGCTCGTCAGCGTCATGTCCGCGCTATCGCCGTTGCTGTAGACTTCGGTCGCGGAGAACTGTTGCTCCTCCCCGGCAGTGATCGTGACGGTGACCGGCGTGACGAGTACGTGTGCGATAGCGGGCATTCTCAGTCGTCCTTCTCACTCGCCCACTCGAATGCCTCGTAGGTTTCGCGGTCCCATCCTTCGGCAATCAGGTCGGGGCATTCGCGGGCGAACTCCTCGTCCAGGCGGGCCTCTTCCAGTTCCGCTTGCTCAAGCTGATACTGCTTCATGAAGCCCATCGGTTACTCCAGCCAATCGTGGCTCGATGACATCGAGCGGAACCTTGGAACAGGCGAGGACGCCTTTGTTTGCGGGCCTGCGGACGCGCCCGTGGTTGCCGGTCTGGCGGTCTGATTCGGATCGCTCAACTCCTTCTCCATGCCGTCCCATCGCTCCGGTTTCCAACTCTCGAAACGCAACGACGCGGCGGCGGCTCTCGCATACACGCGACAGTCGAGAGCCTCGTTGCGGTCGCGGATCGGCTCCCACTTGCTGATGCGCCTGCCCGCCACAGTGCGCGTGATCAGAGCTTCTGCGGTCAACTGCTCGAAATACTCCTTCCCATACGCCGGGAAGTGGCAGAAGCCGACCGGCCATTCCTCGCCTTTCGCGAGATCCGGCACGGGCTGGCGCAACCAGCGGTACAACTCCTCCTTCGCGATATTGGTATTGCAGGGCCACAATCGGATGCCCCACTTCACGCGCGATCCGGTGGGACCGGCCTCGATCAACGAGGGTGCGCTGACGAGGTTGGGCCTTGTCGTCTGCCCTTTAATCGCCATCACGCGCTGGCGCGACTGCTTCCTGATCCAGTCGTAGCAGGCCATCGTCTGAAAGCCGGTGTCCACGCCCATGCGGCGGATCTTGATCGGCTGGCCGTACTCCGTCCGGAAGTCTTCATCGAGCAGTTCGGAGAGTTGCGCCCAGACTTGCGGCTGGTTCGTCTCGCCGTCGAAGCGCCGGTAGTCCACCGACCACGACTCCTTGTTCCGGCCCCACGCGACGACTTCCACCTCGATGCGCCGAAGCTGCACGTCCACGCCTGCGGTGAGCACCAGCCCGCCGCGAGGCACGACGCCGACCTCGTAGCCCTCGCGCCGCTCGTACAGCCGCTCCGCGTCGGGCACTTCGGAAGCGTCCGCGTAGGGCAGGCCCAGCACCGTGTTCCAGAACACCTGGAGCTTCTCCGGATCGCGACCGGCCTTCTCCCGCTTCTCCGCAACCTCGCCCCAACTCAACCAGCCGACCGGCGAGTTCAGCGAGGGCAGATGGTAGCCGTGGATCTTCGGGTTCGGGACGCGATGCCGCCACTGGCCGCGCTGGAGCATCCACTCCTTCGCGTAGTTCTCAATCGGGCGGGCGCACGCCTCGCAGTGATACTTCGCGAGATGCGGCTGACCCTTCGGCCAGCGCAATTGCTCGAATGCGAGGACCAGGAACTCGCCGCAGTGCGGGCACGGCATCCACCACTGCGCCTGAGAGCTTTCCTCGTAGAACCGCTCGATCCGGCTCCGACCGCTCACGACCGGCGTCGAGGTGATCAGGATCTTCCGGCGCGGGAAGTTCGACGTGCGGGCAATCGCGAGATCGCAGGGGTCGCCCTCGCCGCCGACATCGCCGCCATATCCGTCCACCTCATCGAGGAACAGATACCGCACCGGCATCGAGCGCAGGCCCTTCGGTGAGTTCGCGCCGACCAGCACCAGGACGCCGCCGGGGAACTCCTTCGCGAGGACGCTGTTTCCGCCGTCTCTCGCGCGTGGCGCCGCCACCAGCCCTCGCAACGCGGGCGAGTCATCGATCAGCGGCTGGATGCGCTGGCGCGAGTTGCGCTTCGCCATGTCGGTCGTCGGCTGCACGGCCATCATCGGCCCCGGCGCCATGTGCATGTTGAAGCCGGTCCAGTTGTTGCCGCACTCCGTCTTGCCGATCTGCGATCCGGCCATCACGATGACCATCTGCACCCGGCTCGACGGCGACAGGTCGTCCATGATGTCGCGCAAGTACGGCACGCGCGACGTGCGCCACGGGCCGGGTTCCGGCGACGACCGCTCCGTCAGCATCCGGTAGCGGTCGGCCCATTCGCTGATCTTCAGCAGAGGCTCCGGTCGGAGCGCGGCCAGCGCGGCCCCCCGGTACACCTCGACGCCGGTCAGCATGGGCGTCATGCCGCTTTGCCCTCCTGGGCCGCAAACGTCTCCAGAGTGCGGCGCAGCTCGCCCTCTAATAGCTCGTAAATGGTCGCCTCATCGGTCTGGCCGACTAACTGACCGGATAGGCGGGCGGGCACGTTCAGGATCGCGTCACGCAACTGCCGGTAGAGCCGCGAGGCTTCCTTCTCCACGTCGGCCCGCGTCACGACCTCGCCGCGCCGAAGCTGTAGCTCCAGGCTCCTGCGCTGGGCGTCATACACCTCGCGCAACGCGCGGGCCTGCGTGTAGGTCATCCCCGGCACGGCTTCGGTCGGAGCAGGCTCACCCGGTGAGCCACCCCTCGCGATCAGCTTCGGCCCCGGTCGCGCCTGCGCCGCGTCGGTGTTCTCCAGCCACTGCCGGTCGGCCTCGTCGGAGTCGATCTGGTTGTCGCCGGTCAACGCGATCCGGCCCGCCGCGATTGCGTACTGCACCGCCGTCGTGTCGCATCCGCGATGAGCCGCGTAGGCGGCGATTCCCAGAAGCATGAATACACCTTGCAGTCAAGCGCAGATGGGAGTACCATTCTGCAAAGCGGTTCAGCACTGATTGGATTTTTCTGAGGGCTAGAGAAGGCAGATCTGGGTCGTCTGGTATCAGACGGCCCTTTTCGTTGCACAGTACCAGCACTTCCTCAAGAAGTCAACAAGATAGCCGCTCCCCAGTACCGCCGGGACTTGATTTCCCCGTAAATCCCTGAAACTGTTGACTTTCCGGAATTCCTCGTTCTCCGAGCCGTGATTTTCGCGTAAGTCGTTGAAAGAAGCGGATTTAGCCACTCGCACAGGTTCCGTTGTGCGGGCGGCGAAGCC